CAGCTTCTGGAGAACCTTCGTGCTGTAGCTCTTGTACTTTTCGATAAACTTTTCCATAGTGTTTAGTTGTTAAGTGTAGTGTAAAAGTAAGAAAAAATGTCCAATTAAAAAAATTTTTCACCAGAAAAATTGAAATTATTTCAATCCAATTCGACTGTGATTATGTCCAATATGTTGGAGGTCATCATGCTATTGACTGCCAGTAGAGCCCTTCGGATCCCCAAGTCCCTCATTGCTCGCTTTGCTTGAGCAATGGCTCTGGCTTTGATTCTTCCGTCGGGGATAGCTGCTTCGTAGCTGTTGTAATCCTCGCCCATTAATTCGTAGTAATGTCGTTTTGTTTGTACTACAAATGTAATACTTCTGCGACAAATACTACGATGTTTTACGATATTTTTTCAGATACTTTTCGACCCTCGCTTTTACAGCTTCCATGAGAGCATCCTGTCCCCGGGTCTTCGCTTTCTGGGCTCTTATGACGTCCTGGTCCACTGTCTTCGAGCATACCAGTTTATTAACTATCACGACCTCTTTCTGTCCTTGTCGGTCAAGCCGAGCATTGAACTGCTGCTCCAGCTCAAGAGAATAGGTCTGCCCAAACCAGATGATCCGGTGACCCCCGGCTTGGAGGTTAAGCCCGTGACCCCCGGAAGCCGGGTGCATCAAAAGAACCTGGATTCTGCCAGCATTCCAGTCAACGATGTCCTTCTCCGTTTTGAGTTCCCGGGGCTTATACTTGGCGAGAGCCTTCATGAGCCGGTCTCTGTCATGCTGGAAGGTCCAACCTATGAGGACTGACTGTCCCCCGGCGTCCTCAATGAGTTCTTTAGTAGCTTCGATCTTCAACGAGTGAACCTCATGGGCCACTCTATGTTCATCGTACACTGCTCCATTGGCAAACTGGAGGAGCTTCGTGGACAAAGCTGCGGCATTGACAGCTGGGATCTCTACGGCGCCCCCGAGCTGGTCAATCATGCTGAGAACTTGTTCCTCCTCGAAAGAGTCATAAGCTTTTTGGATTTCCGGGGGCATCTGGATCTCCACTATGTTGTCGATGCGCTCGGGGAGATCGAGGTAGTCCTTAGCTTTCATGCTCATGCAGATGTCCCCTATCTTTGAATATATGCGCTCCTGATTTTCTTTGGATATGTCGTACGAATACACAATGTGCCCGTTTCGACGGCCAGGTTTAAAGTATGTGTCCCGGTAGTGGGATATGTACTTGCCCAAGCGCTCTCCCCGGTCCAGGAGGTACATTTGGGCCCAAAGGTCCATAAGACCGTTGGGTGCCGGGGTACCAGTCAAACCTACTACTCGGGAGAGTGAAGCCTGAACGTGCTTAAGAGCTTTGAATCGGATTGACTTGGGGTTCTTGAAACTGCTGAGCTCGTCGATGACCACCATGTCGAATGGTAAGCAAGATCCCCCGTAGAGCCCGCATAGCCAAGCCACGTTGTCTCTACCGATGGTGTATACGTCTGCCTTCTTGGCGAGAGCCTCACGACGTTGACGTTCTGTTCCGATGATGCGAGACACTTTAATGTGTTTCAAATGGTCCCATTTCTCGACCTCCTGTGTCCAGACTGATTCGGCTACTCTTTTGGGAGCTATGACTAATACTCGTCGGACCTCGACCTCTTTAAACATGAGCTCGTTGATGGCTGTCAAAGTAGACACTGTTTTACCCAATCCCATGTCCAGGAACAGAGCACAGTGCGTGTGGCTTATTATGTGGTCAACAGCTTGTAGCTGGTATTGATGGAGATCATTTTCGGTCATATCCCAATGCTAACATTTTACAACCCATGGTCGTGTCTATCACCTCGACTCGAAAGCCCATTGCTTTCAGTTTCTGGTGCATTAATGTCTGTATTTTTCTGGGCTTTTTGCCGAATGCTTTCAACTCAACGAAAACGACTTCGCCACCGGGGAACAGACAGAGCCGGTCAGGGAGGCCAGCATTGTGAATTGCGGGGAGTTTCAAACACCAGCCACCAACTCTCTCCACCTCAGTGACGAGTCGTTTCTCAATCGAGTTTTCGCACGTAGTATTTTTGCTTTCCATAAATGGGGAAATTTTTAGTAGACTTGCATGGCTCCCATTCGGGCATGCTCTTTAACAAGTCATTGATTTCTCGGGTCTTATACCGGTCCATGTCCTCTCTGTTCCGCCCAAGACATTCGCACCATATTTCAGCAACACACACGTAGTCTCGGGGGGTGGTCCCTTTGGGGTTTAACTCATCGACCAGGAAGTCTCTTCTCTGGTAGAGGTCCATTGAGTCCCAGTTGTCAGGGAGCTGGCGGTCCAAGTACGCCTCAACGATGCCTTTCCGTTCATCCGACTCGCTGTGCGAGCTTTGCTCACTTTTGGCTATTTTTTCTGCTTCATGGCTCAAATAGAGTTTCTCCTTGGATTTGTACAGGACAACTGCCTCAGCCCATATCTGGTCTATCTCGTCGTCCAGTTCCATGAACACGTCTTTTTTGGCATTGTTGGGGACCACGTCCACTGGCATGAAGCGTCTGTTGCCAGTGGGATCTCTCAGGAATTCGCTGTCGTTGGTGGTGCCGAAAAAGACGCATTGCCGGGGATATATCTCAGAAGTTCTGGCATACGCTGGTCGGAATGAGTCTTCGGACTTAGATATGAAATGCTTCACTGACTCAACCTCCGCTTTGCGGAGACCGGAGAGCTCAGCTATTTCAATAAGCCATGCCCCCTGGATCTGCTCGAGAGCCTCCTTTCCTTGGACTGTCAGGAATGTATCGCTAAACCAGGATTTTCCCAATTTTTTGATGAACGTACTTTTGCCGGATCCTTGAGGTCCTACGAGCATAAGCACAAGGTCGAATTTGACCCCCGGATTCATAACTCTGGCAACTGCTCCAACCAGCATCTTGCGGATGGCTTCGCGAGAGTAGATGTTGTCGTCAGCCCCCATGTAGTCAATCAGGAGTTTGTCTACCCGTTGGATCTCGTCCCATTTGAGGTCATTGAGGTAGTCCAGAATCGGGTGGAAGTGGTTGCGTTCGAATTCCAGAGCCATGGCATCGTCGATCTTTAGCGAGGACGTTATTCCATATACGCAACCCAAATAGTTCCTGACCCCGGAATAGTCTACGTTCTTGACAGGCTCCGGCTTAACAACCCGACGCCATGGGAGATTCCCAAAAACGTACCTCTTCCCGTCAAAGTCGTTCTGTCTGAACAGTCTTTTGAGTCGGGGATCGTTTGCAAATATGAGGTTGAGGTTGGCATCCGACGAGAGGTACGCTCCCCGAGTATCAACCTCCAGCTCCTTCATCCACTCGACGCTCTCAGCCTCCGGGTTAACCCCCTTTTCGACGACTTCTTCCTGAGTCCGATCATGCTCTGGATCGGCAAACTCGTACTTGGCACTGTTGATGTGGTCGTTGGCAATGGTTGTCTTAGTGTCCGGGTCATTGCGTACGAACTCCTCCATTGCTGACACACTTGGCAACTTCGACGAGGGATCCTTGACCTTGTCGTCAAGGTGGCCGAATTTGTGTATGCGGACCAAGTCAAACGCATTGCAAAGTTTACCCCCACACGGGTCAGTTCCATGATGGGAATAAGCGAACTTGTCCTCATACACGATCAGACCAGCCGAGGCGCTGCCTTTTGTGTAAGTGTATCGGCCCTCCAATGCTGATGGGACATAGGTGTCAGAGAGAAAAGTCTCTATTGCTTCGGGTATGGAGTACGTCCTACAGAACGCTCCTATGAGCCCCCTCTTTATGGTTGGGTCCTCCTGCTTCTTAACGGCTCTGTCGACAGCTTCGAAACGGGACGAAGCTGTGGGCCAAAGTGATGAGTCCTTCCAATCGGCATAGGAGTTGAGGATCTCGTCAGCATCAATCCATGGACCGTCCTGAACCCTAAAGTAGTAGTCCATGTCCTTCGGCGTAGAAGGCCAGAACATGAGTCGGTTGGTCTCGAAAGTTGAATTGTCGAAAAGGTCTATGCCGATTATCCCGGCAATTTTTCGGCTTATGGCCACATACTCATCAGCCGTGACCTCTCTGCTCAGTGGCATTATTAGTCGGTACCGGGGAGATGCATCTGAGTGTTTGTGAGTCCCATGCAGAACAGCTGCATTGTCAAACTGGAGAGTAAAGTCATCCCAGAGGTCTTTGTGGGCAAAGTCCAAGTCGAGTGTCATCAACTGTCTGTGGACCACATTGGCCGGGCTTCTTTTGCCCCCTCTCAGGTAGCCTCCAACGTATCCGCCTACGTCTTTTATTTTGAGCTGGTCCTCCTTGCTTGCAGAAACAAACTCCTTAAATGTTTCAGTGGTCTTGTTCTCCTCCCCGAGTCGACTGACCAATTCAGACCATTTCAGTTTCTTGTTGCTCCATACTTTTGATCTTGCGCTCAGTCCGATTGCAATATCAAGTTCCCCGTCGTATGTCATTAGTCTTTCTTATAAAATTTAGTAACGTACCCATCTGCTTTGAGAGGTAATCCCATTGGCAAGCAGTTCAGCCAAGGAAGATCCTCTCCCATAACTCTACACATAGTTTCCAGACAATCCCCGGCTCGGTCTTCGTCTACCTCTGCAATGGCTTCATCATGGACGTGCATTACTATTTCGAAGTCTTTCATAATGCTTAGTCTGTACATTGCTTCGGCGAGAAGATCCCGGGAGATTGCCTGGACTATGTTCTCCACCAGTTTGCCCCCGTAAGTCTCTACCTCAGTCCATCCTACTGACTGGACCATGCCGTCGTAGACAATGCCAGTCTGCCCGAACCTGTTGGGTCTCACACGGGGATTTCTGTAGTATAATTTTCTCCCAGCCGGGAGAGCTATCGTCAAATTGGTCCCGTCATGTTCAAAGACGAGACAACTTACTTTCTTGGTTTTCCTGGTCTGGACGCACTCGATGGCCTTCTCGTTCACCTCCGCCCAAAACTCAACAATTTTAGGATTGGCTCGACGCCAAAGAGCTACGATGGAATACATTTCCTTTTTGGACAGCTTCTTCTCTTTGTCCATCTTCTCCATTGCGTTGACCGACCCCTCATATCCGAGTGCCAATTCTGCCGTCTTACCACGCTGTCTGAGGTCCGATCCTTTCGTAACCTGCTCAATGGGAACCCCGAACATGAGTGATGCTGATGCCTCATAGATCTTGCCATGAGTGTTGAAGACGTCGAGTCGCCACTTCTCCTGAGCTAACCAGGACAGGACTCGGGCCTCAATAGCACTAAAGTCGGCTACTGCAAACATTTTTCCCTCTGGTGCTATGAAGGCTGTTCGGATTAGCTCGGACAGAACATTCGGGATATTGCCGTAACACATTTCTATAAGGTCGTAGTCTCCTTTCTCTACCATGCTTCTGGCGAGGTCCAAATCCTTCATGTGATTCTGGGGGAGATTCTGGAGCTGAATCATTCGACTCGACCAACGTCCTGTTCTGTTGGCTCCGTAAAACTGGAATAGCCCGTGGGCTCTCTGGTCTTTGGCAGCGCAGTTGAGCATAGCAATATACTTCTTAGTAGAAGTCTTCGACAAGGCAAGCCGTCCCCCGAGAACCTCTTTGACCAAGTCGGGAGCATCCGGGGTATTTTTAAAATATTCTAGAATCTCAGGTTTGCCAAGTGCTGGGAACTCGAGCCCGAAGTTGGTTTTGAGCCATGTCTTGAGCTGAGCTAAACTGTTAGGATTGTCCAAGCCCGTTAGCTCCTTCATCCGGTCGGTCATCTCCTCCGTGTACACCTCATCGAAAGAGATGGCGTTCCCGGCCATATCGAGATCTATCAGAATTCCCCGGTCATTGATGCTTTGGTCTACGAGGTAGTTCCGACGTTCGAACTCCGGGAATGGGAATTGGTCCAGCTGTTCCACGATGTCGCGTTCTGCAATCACGTCATATTCGGCATACGTCTTGAATTCGCTCCACTTGTCAGGGTCGTCGTCCGGCATGTTCCGGGTTCTCATACCGTTAGACTTAGTTGGCTTGCACGGGGAACAGAAAAACCGGATTAAAGCTTTACCGGTCGACTTCTTCCCGTGCTCCCCGAGGACTAACGCCTTGGAGAGTTCATCCAGAGCCAAAGGCAGTCCGCAATAGGCTGCTTTGGTCATTGAGCAATACAATTGATCGATCGGGATAGGTAGTCCTATACGCTTAAATACGAGTCTCTCAAATACAGCGTTATGAGCCCATTTCTCGATCTCCGGGTCAGTTAAAGCGGAGATGAAATAGTCGGGGAGCTCCTCTCCTTTGGCCAGATCTATCACCTGAACGGGAGATGTATCAAAGGCGAAAGACACTATAAGGAGCTGAAAGCCCCCCGATTCTATGTATTTATAGGCGCCCGTGGATTTAATGTCTTCCGGACTATATGTTTCTGTATCGAAATATAAGCGTCTCGGCATGTTAATTGTTGTTAAATTTGTTGCTGGGCGGGGATTCGAACCCCTAATCCCAAATAAGACCCAGCATACCAACCTACATAAGGTCGTCGTCCCACGGGTTCTGGCCGAAGTCCTCTTCTGCAGAAGATCCCCCGGAGAGACGTTCTCCGTCAGCCAACTTCTGGAGGTTGTTCAGCCCGCAAGCAACGCCTTTGTTGCCATTCGTGTTGAAAACGTAGAAGTTGATCGACGCCCGGCCATAGCATCCGGAGTAGAAATCCTCTTTTTCGATGATGGGGCTGAGGTTGACGTCCACGATGCCAGGACGGTTGTCCGAGTTGGCATTGACGAACATGTGCCCAGCATACTCCGGATTGTCCGGTCTTTCGGTGTCCCCGTCACGGAGGGGGTTCTTCCACGTCGGGGGAATCTTGCCGCCCAATTTGGCGATGCCTTCTTTGAGAGCCGTGTCGATGGCCTCCTTGACCCGAGCCAGAGTTGCCGAGTCAGTCTTCGGGATGAGGATGGACACCGAGTATTTTGCTCGGTCGGAACCCTCCATTGCCCGGGGTTCCCATACGTTGGCGTAACTGAACCGAACTTTGCCGGTTACTACTTTGGTTGTTGCACTCATAGTTGTGAAGTTTAGTTATTAGAAAAATCGAGTTTTGCTTGTTCAATTCCCATTGCCGGACGCTTGTCAGACTCGGGGACCAGAGTGGGTTTGCCTGGAGCCTTGATGACAAAGTCTCCAACCAGTAAGCCGAAGTCCTTTTTGAGGAGCTTCTCGATAGCCGGGATCCCGGCCAGTTTGACAACTTGGAACTGATCCGGGGTGTAGTCGCATGCGGTAAGAACTTCCTGAACTGCACTCTCGTCAGTCCATTTCCGTATTGACCTTCCTTCGACTACCTTATATCCCGGGATCTTCTCGCCCGAGATGGCTTTGGAGAGCAGGTGCTCAGATACAGCATTTACCCATTCTTGGAGCATGGGGGCTTGCTCGAAAATCTGAGCGAGCTCCTCAGTGGTCAGGAGTTCGGGCTCTTTGAACTCGTGTTTGGCCAAGTCCAGATTGTGGTCTGCCATCTTGCGACACAAAGCTTTGACTTTACACCACCTGCACCAGTGCCCGACTTGGAGTTCCCCCTCCCCGGAGTAAGCAAGAGCTGCTTTGGGTTTCACTACCTCCTCACCCCATTTGTAAAGATCTTCGGGGGTAATCTCCCATGACGAGATTCGCTCCTGCCGGGGCTGGACGATAGTCAACTTTACCATGTTGATGTCGTAGACCATCTCAAATTTGGACAAGGCTCCGAGAGCATACAGCATCAGCTGAGCATTGTTCTCAGCGAAAACCGGCACGCCAGTGCCAAACTTGAGGTCTATGATCTCCATGACCCCGTCAGCGATAATGCAAGCGTCTCCAGTGCCGAATCCTTGTTCGACCCAAGCCGAGAAGTCCAGTCGCTCCTCCAGAAGAACGAGTGCGTCTTTGGTTTTCCGTAGAGCTTCCGTATATTGGTCCGTTACGTACTGGCAATAAGCCATTACGGGCTCATCCATGGCCTCAGTGTAGAGGTCACTCTTCTTCAGCTTCCTGAGTTCAGCAGACGTAACGTCAACAGGCGTTATGCGGAACCTCGCTCGGAGGTAACATTCTGCCATCTCGTGAGCCAGAGTGCCCTCTTCGGCATACTTGGAAGGCTTACCGGTTTCCTCAACTTTTTCCTCCAGTCTGGCACTGGGGGTGCAGTTGATCCACCGGTCTGCCTTTGATGCCGAAAGCATGGCGTGCTTACGAGATGAGTGATTCGGGGCTCCCATTACGCAAGGTCTTTGAGGAATTCGTAGAACACGTCGTAGTTTCGGGCATCCAGTCCCGTCACATTCTTCGCTCCCAGTTCAGTGAGCTTTGCCCGGATAGCTTCGCGGTGATTGTCCACCTTACTTGCCAGGAGAGTCCGGATGTCCTGAATGGAGACAGCGGGGTCAGAACCCAAAGAGGAGTTCGCATCCATCGGCATGGGTTCGGGCTCCTCCACCTTCTCGGGGGCCAGAGCCGGAGCTGGCTTCTTCACGTCCTGTGCAGGGGCTGATTTCTTGACGTCAGTCGTCTTGACTGTCACGGGATTTGCTCCGATAACCTGACAGATTTTGCGGACCATTTCGAGATCCTGAGTTTCTTCGAGGTTTGCCTCGAACTTAATTTCTACTTTCATTGGCTTGATGATTTTTGATTATGGTGTTCAGAAGTTCAATGTACTTGCTGAGAGGTATAGCCGGGTCATGGAGAACAGTTTCATGAAACAGGGACCCGAGGTGGAACACCTTCGTCTCTCCCGTTTTGACCGATAACTCGGCTCTGTAGTTCCCGTTTGTCAGAATACATGTCTCTCCTCTAAACTCGGAGTTCCATGCTCCTTTGTAGAGGCTGTCAACCGATACCCCAAGCCAAGCTGCTAAACGGGAGACTTGCTCCGAATTCAACAAGGTTTTTCCGTTGAGAACCCGGTTGAGAGCTGCTCGGGGGAATCGGTTATCGGGGAACAGAATTTCTGCCACTTCTTGAAGCCTGAGCCCTCTCTGTTCAATTAATTCCCTGAGATTGATAGTCATTGTGTTGTCCATGTTGTTTATCCCAAATATAATCAATTTTTCCCAGATATTGAAATTTTTTCAATCTTTTTAATGAAAAATGTTTACTTGGTGAGGAGGTAGACCACCTGAGCAATAAATATGCTCCTCCTGCTGGGGTTGACCCGGGCATATACTTCTCGTAGAGGCTCAATGGCTTTCTCAAGCTTGAGGTCCTCTCCTTTCCTCTTCAACTCCTTGAGAGCCTTATAGACCCGGGTCCTTTCCTGCCATTCCCGAACTTCGGCTTTGTCGTTCCACCAACCAGACACGGGGACAAATTTGGAGCTGAGCACATAGGCGGATTTTCCGTCCTCCGAAAACGGCTGTTGAGTGATGGCTCCCGGAGTACAGTTGGGGTTGATCTTCTTCTCGAACGAGATGGGCTCCATGTATGTAGGCCCCTCCCCGGGAAGCTTGTCAATTTTCATGTAGTGGAATCCGAACTCGTCTTCATACTTGAATACTACGTATTTTTCGATCTTTTTCATGGTTATCTGTTTAAGGTTCTTGCTGATATTCTGCACTTCTCGCCGAAGTAGGTAAATGTCTGACCGTTAGCTGCAATGTCTTTCAGTTCAGACTCAGTATAAGACTCATACTCACCTTCAATATTGATTCGAGTGACTCCTTGGGAGTTAGCCAAAGCTCTGAAGGAAGTGAAGACTCCCTCCACGTATCCCATTCGAGTGACGATAAGTACCGATTTTACTGTTCTCATAGTTGTGTAGGTTTTTGTTTACACTACAAATATAATACTTCTGCGGTAAATACTACGATAAAATCAGCATTTTTTTCCGTTTGTTTTGAGAAGTCCCATCATGACAATTTCGAGAGGGTTGGGTGAAGCTGGTTCTGACTGACTTTGGTCTTCCACCAACCTCTCCCACATTGAGCCAGCTTTAAACCCGATGAATGCCAGGAGTTTCTCCTTTCTTGTGAGAGGCTTGTCGGTTTTAATACCCATCCGGTCAAGAATAGACTGAATCCCTTCATTGACAAAATCCGACTGATTGGTAACTAATTCTCTGTGGATAACTCCGAGGAGAACCTCTCCCACATTGCTGGGGGCTTTCAGCTCCTTGGATACGATTCCGTTATAATAGTTGTCCGATTTGGGGTCCGGATCTGCCGGGAGGTCCCAGTTGAATTTTTTCATAATAACTGGCTTGAATTTATGTTCTATTTTAACTCCATTACCTGATTGAGGGTTAACATTTCTGAAAGTTTTTCCTCTTGATGAGGTCCTGGAGCTCCTCTTCTGTGTAGCAGGTGGAGATGAACCCGTTGCTGAAATAGAGGTCGAAAGCACCCGAAGGAAGCTGGGTAACCTTAAGTCCTAAACCGTTGCTGTTAATGTAATTTGTAGTTGTCTTATCCTTTTGTTTGTATCACAAATATAAGAAAAGTCTTTTGAAGTAAAAAATTTTTTGATTGAAAAATGGGAAAAAA